GGTCATCGACCATGACCGCACCGATGCGATCTCAGACAGACCGCCGCTGCCAGCCTTGTCAAAAAAGACTGTCCCTTGTTGCCCGCGATAGAAAGCCATGATCAGATGTCGAGGGTGATGGTTCCGTTGGTCACGAAGTTGACCGTGATCACTTCGATCTCGCCGACTGTTGCAGAGTACTCAGCCGATGTGATCACACCGTCAAAGCTGATCTTCTTGGTGCCGCTTGTATCCAGGAACAGCTCGAACAGTGCGCCGCCCTCGTCGGTAGCGGTGTTGGCGTGCTCGATGAACACGTTGGTCTCATCAGCGCTGCTGGCGGTGTACATCAGCTCAACAGTGCCGCTGCCACTGATCAGCCCGCCTACGTTCGCCCGATAGGTTGCACCTAGGGCGGTGGTGTCGAGTGATTCCTTCTCGACGGTCAACGACCAGGAGCGGGTACTGACGATAGTTGCGGCAGTTGTTCCGGCATCATCGAACTTGACGCTGCCTTGCTGCCCTCGGTAAAAAGCCATGGCTAGAGATCCTCGAAGGTTTCAAAGGTCAGTCTGACCTGTGTTTGGAAGAAACCCTCCGGTGCTGGCGCAGCCACTACCTCGGGTCCGATCGGCGGGTCAAAATGAACGCCGCTGACTATGGCTCTATTGTAAAGGTCCCGGATGCGTTTTCCAATCGTCAGGTTAGCGCCAGGTCCGACGCCTTTAGGCGTGAAGATATTGATTGCCACCACACCGATCACGCTGTTGCTGCTGCCGGTGGTGCCGCCCATGGTCAGGTAATCATTAGCGCCAAAGCTGACGAGGCACTGCACCCATGAGCTGTTTGGCGTTGGCACATAAGGCTGGTTATGGAACACCACCGGGATTGCTGGCGCTAGTGCCAGTTCGGTGGCAAGCCGTGCTTCGATGGTGGCGCGGATGGTATTGAGGTTGACAGCAGCCATCAGCCTTGCCTCCTGATGCGCTCCCAATTCTGGTCTACGAAACGCTGCATCTCACGGGCTGTACGGTCTACCCATCCTGCCGGGGCCTTCGGGCTGTGGCCTTGCGCCAGCGGCTCAGCATATGGCAGGTTGTTGTGGACGCTGTAGTAGTTGCCTACGCGCTCTTGGCCGTAGCCAAGTCTTTGAATAGGCAACACCTCTTGAGTGCTCCTGCCGCGTTTGGATGTCTTGAAAGTTTTGCCTGTATCAAACTGCCCTTCTGGCGCAATGCCACCTGGCGCTGCATTCTCACCAACCTGCCAGCTAGCGCGGAACCTGCCAGTATCAACAGGGCTTTGCAACTTAAGCCTGCTGTCAGCCTCCAGCACCGTCACGCGCAGCAGCGTTTCAAGCTGGTCGCCCATGTATTTGCCAATATCGCGGATGGGCAGGTTGCTCATGCTCTCAGGATCATCTCGTAGGTGATCGCGGTGTTGTCCTGCTCGATCGTCTGGATGCGGATGATTTGATGCACGACACTGTTGATCAGCACCTTGTCAACCGTGGTTGGCGCTGTGCCGTTTAGGTCCTTTGCCGCCACGATCAGCCGCTTATCGCCAGCCTGCACCAGTTCGTTTACCTCGCGCACGGTGACATCTTCCAGCACGCCCCTGATGCCAACGTCTGTATTGGTCTCGGTAACTGCACCTGTGGTGGTGTTGTAGCTGCTCAGCGCAACACGGCGGATCGTTACTTCACCGCCCAGCTTTGCCATGATCTTGCTGGCAACGTTCTGTAGCGATGCAGCAAGTGCCATCAGAGCTTATAGGCAATGACAGTGCCGCTGGTCAGTGTGATGCTGGTAAACACGCCGTCCATTTCGCAGCTTGCATTCAGCGGGATAGCGCTCAGCGTGTTGCCGGTGTAGTCCATTGCGGTCAGGCTGGCGATCACCGAATCCTCAAGCGCAACAATCTTGCCAAAACGGCCAGCGTGCGCTGCGGTGTCGTCGATGAACTCAGCGCCGGGGTACTTGTAACCCATGGTCAGCTCCTGCGGATGGCAACATTGCCTGGTCCACTGATTCTAAGCCCTGTCAGGTAGCGCTCCATCAGCGGCGGCACCTTATCTGCACCGACAGCGCCGTAGCCAAGATTGGGCGTCACGTCAAGGCTGCCGATCTTGACGTTTTTGTAGTCCTCAAGTCCGCTTAGCCCCAATGCGCTGGTGTTGTTATGCAGGAACACCGCCAGCACGGCCTGCGCGTATTTGATCTGCTGCGGGATTTCGGTATCGGTGAAGTAATCCGTCGTAATGCGAAACGGAAACCCAACTGCGTAGGTGTTGATATAGGTGTCAGGCTTGCGCACGCCGGTACGGGGCCACTGCAGCGCCTGCGTATCGGTCGCTCGTGCGCCAAGGAACCGCTCACGGTCTAGCCGTTGCGTTGCGGTGAACAGTGCCCGGTTGCGGCTGTCGGTGTTGCCGCTGTTCCAATGCTGCACGTCAGCGTCCTCGACGAACCCGTCAATGATCGCCTGCGCTTGCACCAGCGTCAGGTAACTGTTGGCGTTTGCGCCGCCCGCTGTTGCGTCGATTACTACTGCCATCTGTCTGCACCTCTGGGGTCAGTGTAGGAGTGGGCTCTGGCATAGAAAGAGAGGCCACCTCCGTAGAGGCAGCCTCACGATCACGCAGTCGCCTAAAAGCGAACAGCCCCATCAGACGCGCTTCAGCAGCACGGTGACGATCACACCAGCCAGGGTGGTGGTGGTGCCGGTGACATCCAGAGACAGGCGGTCGCCTGCATCCAGGGTCAGGTTGGCGGTGGTGCTGGTCAGAGCAGGAGCCTGCTCGGTCAGAGCAGTGCCCTTGAGGTTGATCTTGGTGGTGCCAAGCAGGTCATCACCAGCGGTGGCGGCCTCAGTGCCTTGGCAACGACGAATCGTAGCGGTGACATCAGAGCCATCATTACCGGCGGTGGCGTGCACCTCACGGATTGCAACCACTTCGCACTTCACCGGAGCGGTGTAGAACTGCACATCAGCCACCGAAGAGGCGATGTAGTGGGTAGCAACCAGATACTGCTCGGTTGACAGTTCAAACTGGGAAGGTTGTGCCATGGTTAGTTACCTCAATCAAAGTTGGAGGTGTTGGTGGCGCGCACGATGCCGAGGTTCTTCAGCTCGTACACCTTCGACCAGTTGCCGACGGTTTCCAGTTGAGCGCGGGTCGGGTTGGTGGTGGTCACGCCCCACTTAGCGCCAACGGGGTGGTAGCAGTAATGCAGGTCGATCGACATGGCATCGCTCTTGGCGAGGATGTCACGGTCGGTTTCGGTCTGCATTGCGAGCTGCTCACCGCTTGCCACTGCTCCTTGGGTGAAGAAGTAGGTGGCGTACTCGGTCGAGCTGCCGCTGCCGTCGGTTTGCACGTCGTCCGACACGATCACGCGCAGGCCCATGTAGGTGGGGACTGTGGGATTGCCGTAAGCATTGGCAATGCTGCCGCCAACGAAGTCGGTGACGCTTGAGGTCAGACGTGCGTCGGTCTCGGTCACGTAGTCAATAGCGCGACGCTCAACCAGGTCGTAATAGACCTTGGAGTGCATACACACAGCCGCCAGCTTGTCGCCTTGGTCGCCCAGCAGGCTGCGGGCTTCGGCAACGTGGCGGGGGCTCAGCGTGGTGGGAGTGTCACCAGACTCGCCGTCAATGGTCAGACCAAAGAAAGCAGCAGAACTGGAGGTAGAACCCAAGCTACCGAACACACCGGCCAGGCAGGACAGCAGGTCCTTTTGACGCTGGTTAGCAACGTAATCAGCGATCTTGGCGCCAATAGCAGCCATGGGGTCAGCGCCAGCAGCGAGGGCTGCCAGGTCGCGGGCCTCAAAGGCACGACCACGGTGCAGGATCACGCCGACTTGCTTATCAGCGGTGATTTTGCCGGGGGTCAGCGAGGTGCTATCGGTCAGCACTTCAAAGTCACCGGACAGGTTGGCTTTCCAGAAGGGGACATTGATAAAATCACCACCCTCAGTTGCATTCAGCTCCGCCAGAGGTTGCACCACACCGGAAGCCAAGAAGGCATCACGCTGGGTGGTCTGCTCAATTAAATACGGGTTGAAAATTTCTGGGATGATGATGTCAGAGCGAAGAGTCGCCATGATTCATCTCGGGGGAATGGTTTACGGTGTGGGCGCAGCCCAATGCACCAGCGCAGCCGGTTGCAAATAGCTTAGCGGTTAGCTGTTGCTTTCATGCGGTCATACAGGTCGCGGTCTGTACGAAACAGCCGCGCCTGTTCGGTCAGGTTGAATGTATCCCTGTTGAACGGATTGGTCATCCCGGCAGGAATGCCTCCGGTGCTGGCGCCTGCTGATGGTGCACCGCTGCCCTGCGGCTTGGGTTGCTTTTGCATCCAGCTTGGTAGCGTCTTGGCCCATTCGCTAACCGGTGTGCGCTGGTAGCCATCGACCACCATGACAGTGCCGTCAGGGTCGCGCTCGATCTGGTCGGCACTCAACTTGGTCTTTAGCACCATGTCTGGATCATGCACGATGTCGGCCAATGCCGTCACGGCTGGCGCGACGAGTTCCAGCTCACGCACGCGTGATTCAAGTTCAGCGATACGCTTGTCCTTTTCTGCTGTTGCCTCGCGAAACTGCGCTTCTAAGGCTTGCCGTGCCTCTTGGTATTTGCCTTGAGATTCAAGCTGTTGCT